ATCCTCTGTAACGACTCGATAATCTTCGAGAACCTTACAGAGGAAGAATACTTTGATAAACTTGAAGATTTAGCACAAGAATATTATGAAACTGGCATACCCCACCCAACAGATTTAAAAACAGAAATAGTAAAATGACTTATACAACTAAATGGAGCATTACATCTCTACGTAGAGAAACATCAGATGGTTATGTTTTAAGAGCATTAGTTCGTATAACTGCAACTGATACTGAAGATCCTACACATCAAGCAGCAGTGGGTGGTGACTGTTCATTTAAACGTCCTGAAGGTACTATGATACCATATGAGGATCTTACTGAAAGTCAAGTCTTAGAATGGGTAAAAGCACAATGGGCAGTTGAAAAACCTCCTGGTATGAACTTTACAGTTCTTGAACTTAAGGAAAAATCACTAGAACAATTCATGAATCTACCTAGAATGGCAGATGGACTCCCTTGGACAACCATGGATGAGTACGGAATCTACAACGTTGGTGTCGGAACTACTTAAATTACTAAAAAATTATGGCAAAAGCAAAAACTGGACTAAATGGCGTTGCATTTGTTGAGGCAATACCCAAAAAATCTCGTCAAGGGAACGGAAAACACTCAAAATACTCGGCAACATCCCGTAACTCGGCTCGCAAAAGGTACAGAGGACAAGGAAAATGACGAAAAATGCTCCTTCGGGGGCATTTTTTAATGCTTAATAAATATTTTGATAAAATGAGTATAAATAAATCTAGAAAACTGCTTAAAATGAATGAAAACGAGGATATCTAGATCATTTAAAGATATTAGTCTGTCCTTTAATGCTCATCCCGTAACAAAAGACATCTCAGTACTCAAAGATGCTAACGCAATCAAGAGATCTGTAAGAAATTTAGTCCAAACTATCCCTAGAGAGAGGTTTTTTAACTCAAATTTGGGTAGTGACGTTAGATCTAGTCTTTTTGACTTCGTAGATTTTGGTACTGCCTCAGTTATACAGCAACAAATTGAGACAACCATAGATAATTACGAACCAAGAGTGGATAATTTACAAGTTGAGGTGTTTCCTAGACCAGATAGAAACGAATTTGAAGTAAATATATACTTTGATATCATTGGACAGCAATTTCCTACCCAAGCATTTCAATTCATATTAGAAGCCACTAGATAATATGCCTGTTACTAAATTTACAAACCTAGATTTTGATCAAATAAAGACATCTATTAAGGATTATCTTCGTGCAAACTCGAATTTTACTGATTTTGACTTCGAAGGTTCTAATTTTTCCGTCTTAATTGATACTCTAGCGTATAATACCTATATTACAGCGTTTAACTCTAATATGGTAGTTAATGAATCCTTTTTAGATTCTGCAACTGTCAGGGAAAATGTTGTTTCTTTAGCAAGAAATATAGGTTATGTACCACGCTCTAGAACCGCTTCTAAGGCATCTGTTTATATTGATGGTATTGATAATGTATTAACCTCTTCATTAATCTTAAAAGCAGGATTAGTGGGTACTGGGAACCAAGATAATACAACAGTTAGTTTCTCTATACCAGAAGATATAGAGGTATTTGCAACTGACAGGAAATTTGATGTAGATGGAAATCCATTAGAGGGAAAAGTAGCATTTGGTAATATAAATGAACCTATTGAAATATACCAAGGAACATATTTAACTAAAACATTTATTGTTAATCAATCATTAGATCAAAGATTTATATTAGATAATTCTTTTATTGATACATCAACAATATATGTGTATGTTGCAGATGCAGAGCAACAAAGCAGTGGTTTAATTGGTACTCCATATAGAAAAATTGATAATATTTTAAATATTGATAAAAATTCCGAAACATACTTAATACAAGAAATACAGGACGAAAGATATGAACTTTTGTTTGGTGATGGTATTTTTGGTAAAAAAATAGAAAATGGAGCAAAAATAACAGTTCAATATATTGTTACTGATGGTTTACAAGGAAATGGACCTACAGATTTTGTATTTTCTGGAACTTTAGAAAGTGCTACAGGAACACCATTTGTAAATGCTAAGAATCCTAAAATAAACACCGTTTCAAGTGCTACAAATGGGGGTGATATAGAAACTTTAGACTCTATTAAGTATTTTGCTCCTAGACTCTATGCAGCACAATACAGGGCGGTTACAGCAAGAGATTATGAGTCTATAATACAACAAATTTACCCTAATACTGAGAGTGTATCTGTTGTTGGAGGAGAAGAATTAGATCCACCTCAATTTGGTACTGTTTTTATCACTATAAAACCCCAAAATGGTGATTATGTGTCTGATTTTGATAAAACAAGAATATTATCAGATTTAAAGAACTATTCTCTAACTGGTATAAATCAAAAAATTCTAGATTTGAAGATTCTTTATATAGAATTAGATTCTTACATTTATTATGATAATTCTAAAGTAGAAGCTATTGAAGAATTAAAAACAAAGGTTATTAATGGACTTACACTTTATTCTAATTCAATTGATATCAACAAGTTTGGTGGAAGATTTAAATATAGTAAAGCTTTAAGTGTAATTGATAATATCAATACTGCTATAACTTCTAATATAACAAAAGTAAGAATTAGGAGAAATTTAAATGCATTATTGAATCGTTATGTTCAATATGAACTTTGTTTTGGAAATCAATTCAATGTTAAACCAGGAGGATTGAATATTAAGAGTACTGGATTTACTATTTTGGGTGAATCACAAACTGTATACTTAACAGACACTCCAAATGAAGATAAATTGACTGGTACTGTATCAATTGTTAAAGAATTGAATAATAATAAGATAGTTGTTGTTGAAGATGCTGGTACTGTTGATTATATTAAAGGTGAACTCAATCTTACAACAATTAATATAACATCAACCGTAAAATCTAATAATATAATAGAGGTACAAGCATTTCCAGAGTCAAATGATATTATTGGACTTAAAGATTTGTATTTAAAATTTAGTATCTCTGATAGTACCATAAATATGGTAAAAGACACTATTTCATCTGGCGATCAAATATCTGGTGTTGGTTATAAAGTTACTTCTAGTTATACAAACGGAGATTTAATAAGGGCATGATATCTACGGGAATTGATAAGAGAGTTCAGATACAGCAAATTGTTGACAATCAACTTCCAGAATTTGTACTATCTGAAAGTCCAAAAGCAGTTGATTTTCTAAAACAATATTATATTTCGCAAGAATATCGTGGTGGTCCAGTTGATATTACTGATAATTTAGATCAATATTTAAAATTAAATAATTTAACTCCAGAAGCAGTAGTTGGATATACTACAATTACTTCTGGAATTGGAACTGATAATGAAACTATTAATGTTGATAGTACTAAAGGATTTCCTGATCAATACGGTCTTTTTAAGATTGATGATGAAATTATTACATATACTGGATTAACAACCAATAGTTTTACTGGATGTATTCGTGGATTTAGTGGAATAACAACATATCATCAAGAAAATAATCCAGGAGAATTAGTATTTACATCAAGTGACGAATCTACTCATCTTGAAAATTCACGTGTTCAAAATTTAAGTGCTCTATTTTTAAAAGAATTTTACAATAAAATTAAATTTTCTCTTACACCTGGTTTAGAGAATAGTGAGTTTGTTCCTGAGTTAAATGTTAATAATTTTATAAAAGAAGCAAGAGGTTTCTATGAATCAAAGGGAACAGAAGAATCATTTAGAATCCTTTTCCAAGTATTATATGGTGTTGATCCAAAAGTTATTGATCTTGAAGAATATCTAGTTAAACCATCTTCTGCAAAATATGTTAGAAGAGAAAGAATAATTGCTGAAAAAATATCAGGAGATCCTCTAAAATTAAGAGGACAAACTATAACAAAAACTACAGATTCGTTTACATCTGCATCAATATCTGAAGTTGAATATATTAGTGGTATTTCTACAACAGCTTTTTATTATTCTTTAGATGCTTTTATTGGATATGATGATGAAGAGTATATTACTGGTACCTTTGATGTTCCAGGAAAAACAAAAGCTATAGGTGATGTATCTATTGGTTCTTCTGTAATAACTGTAGATTCTACTGTTGGATTTGGAGCTACTGGTACTTTAGTTTCTGGTATTAATACACATATTGATTATACTGATAAAACTATCAACCAATTTTTAAATTGTACTTGGGATAATCAAAATACATCTGGAATTATTACATCTACTAATGATGTTAGATCCAATGATACAATTATTGGTTATGAGAATGGTGATATATCTAAACCTGTTGAATTAAGAATAACTGGAGTTCTTGCAGAATTTATTCCTGATGATAATACTAATTTAGTTATAGAAGGTGAAAGAATTCTTGTTAAGAGTTTAGGTGAGAACATAGAAAATCCAAGTACAAATAAAACTAATAAAGAAGTTCATTTTAATTCTTGGATTTATAATAGTGCTGCCAGTTATGAATGTACAGATAAGGTTACTGGTACATTTGAAAATGCGACATTACCTTTAAAATCATCTATTGATAGAAGTAGTCTTAAAGTAGGAGATACTGTTGAAATTTTATATAGAACATCCAATGAACTTGATTTCAAACAAGTAAAACCACTAGAAAATGGAGATACTACAGCTAAAATTCTAAGTATTGATACAGTTAATAATCAAATCACATTAGATAAAGCATTAGTTGCTGATATTAATAGATTTTATAATGTAAGAAGAGTTTTAAATAAGGCTAATAGTAAGCAAGATGTTGGTGCTCCAATTAAATATGGAAATAATACTTTAACTGTAGATATTCAAAATACTTATAATGAATTAGATGAGAATATTTACGTTGCATCTAACTCATTACCATCATATGAGATTGAAAAAAATATTTCTGAAATTGAGATTACCTCTGTAACCGCCTCAGGTGCCTCTCCTTCGATTCAAGGTTATGATGCTGCAAATACATCATATAGTATATTATCCTTCCCTGAACAGGTTCCTTTCGTTACTGGAGATGCAGTTGTCTATACTAAACCAACAGATGCTGTAGGTATTTTAACTGAGGGAGTATATTATGTTGAAAATCTATCAGAAACAAATAAAATTAAACTATATCCATCTCAAGCTTTTATTGCGTCTGGTATAGGTACTATAGGATTTTTAAATGCTATTGGTTTTGGAAATTTACCATCTGGAATAACTACTGATTCTACTCACAAATTTACATTATTAAAACATCATCATCAAGAAATAGATGCACAAAGATTACTTAAAAAATATCCTCTAACTAGAGATTTAAAATCATCAGAGTCTACTGAAACTACTTCTGGACCTATTGGAATGTTAATTAATGGTGTTCAGATAGAAGATTCTAAGTCTGAGGATGGTATTTTTTATGGGCCTATTGATGATATTAAAATTGCTACAGGTGGACATAATTATGATGTAATTAATCCACCAAATATTACTATTGGTACAGGTGTTGGAACTACCGCATTAGCAACTGCAGTAGTTAGAGGTGATATTAAAAAAATACAAATAGATCCTCAAGATTTTGATGTTGATGAGGTTCGTTCAGTTCAAATAACAGGTGGTAATGCAAAGGATGTGATTTTAACTCCTGTTGTTAAAAAAAGAAATAGAGAATTAGAATTTGATGGTAGACTTATTAATAATGGTGGTGATGTTGATTCAGTTAATGAAACTTTAAAATTTAGTCAAACTAATCATAATTTACGTAGTGGAGACGTTATTGTTTATAACAATAATGGATTCCCAAATTTAGGTATTGGAACTTTTAATGGTAGTAATCTTGCAGATTATGAAACTTTAGATAATGGTTCATCTTATTGGGTACAATCATTAGGAATTAGTAGTGTATATCTTTATAGAAGTGAGAAGGATTATACAGCAGGTATTAATACTGTAGGATTTACTGCTATAGCCAAAGAAGGTATACACAAATTCAGATTAAAACATGCTAAAAATACATTAGCATCTGTAGATATTATAAATGGCGGTACATTTGAAAATAGACAAGTTTCTATTTCTGCAGTTGGTATTTCTACAGTTAATTCAACCTTTACATTTAAAAATCATGGATTTTCTGATGGAGAATTAGTAGATTATAAAACTACTGGTACATCTATTGGATTATCTACTGATGGTACTGGAATACAGTATAAAATTATTAAAATAGATGATGATTCTTTTAGAGTTGCTAATGCTGGAGTAGGTGGTACATTAACATCTGATTATATAACAAATAATTATTCTAGTTTTACTAATAAAGGAACTGGATATCAAATAATAAAATATCCAGATATTACAGTTTCTGTAGATGCAGCATATAGAGTCGCAACATCAGATAAAATAAATTTAATTCCTATTATTTCTGGTAAAATAGTAGATGCTATTTTATATGAGAAAGGAACTGGATATGGAACTACTGATGTTATAAATTATGAAAATTCTCCCAATGTAATTATAAAAAATGGTATTAGTAGGAATACTAAACTTATTCAACCAGCATTAAGACCACTAGTTGCTTCTGCAAGTACCTTAACAACTGATTCAAGTGGAGAAATAATAGGAGTTCAGATTAATAGTGGTGGAGATGAATATTTTAGTACACCTGAACTAATTGTTGAAGGAGATGGTTTTTCTGCAGAGTTAAGAGCTGTTATTGATAAAGATACAACTTCATCAACTTATAATAGAATAATTGATGTTAAAATACTTAATAGGGGTACAGGATATACTCAAGATAAAACAACAATTAAAGTTGTTCCTGCAGGAAGTGGTGCTATTTTTGATGCTTTTATTAGAAAGTTAAATTTAAATAGTATACAAAATGATGCTCCATATTCTTCAAAATATACTTATGAATTATTATCTCCATCAAGATATGGATTAAGATATTCTTTAGTTGGATATTCTACTGATATTGGATATAATAATTTTAATGATACTGGAGCATCTCATTCACCAATTATTGGATGGGCATATGATGGAAATCCAATTTATGGTCCATGGGGATATACTGATCCTTTAAATTCAGACTCAGATATAAAAATATTAGATACTGGATACAGTGCTTCTCTTTCTAATATAGAAGATAGACCACCTTCTTTCAGTGCAGGATTTTTTGCACAAGATTTTGTCTATAGTTCTGGAGATTTAGATATTCATAATGGAAGATATTGTAAAACCCCAGAATATCCTGATGGAACATATGCATATTTTGTCGGTGTCACTACTAATTTTGCTACAGGAAAATTAATTCCAAAATATCCATATTTTATTGGGGATAGTTATAAATCTAATCCAATAGTAGTTGATAAAGTAAGTAAAATAAATCAAGATTATGATTTTAATAATTCAAATTTAATCCGAAATAGTTTCCCATATAAAGTTTCTGAAAATTTTGTTAATAATGATTATATTATAAACTCTGACAATATTCAACAACAATTAACTACTGTCGATTCAGTAACACAAGGAACTGTTGAATCATTACAAGTTATTAATTCTGGAGACAATTATAAAGTAGGAGATGATTTAACTTTTGATAATGATGGAACTAATGGAAGTGGATTAAGTGCTTTTGTTGATTCTATAAAAGGTAAGTCAATTCAAGAAATTAACACTACTTATGGTGTATATGATAATGTAGATATTATTTGGAAAGATTCAAATACAGTATCTGCATATATTTCAACCTCACATAGTTTATTAAATGGTGATAATGTAGTAATTTCTGGAGTAACTACTAGTGCTATTAAAGGACTTACAGGATCCCATAGAATAGGGGTTACAACTACAAATACAGTTCTCTATAAAGAAGTTGCTGTAAATCATTCAGTTGGAGTTATAACTGATATTTTTGTTGGAAGAATACCAGAATTAATTTCTATTGGTAGTAGTATTGGTATAGGTACTGAAAATCTAGAAGTTATTAATAAATTTGAAGATAGAAATATATTAAGAGTTAGAAGAGGAGTTGTTGGAACTGCACATACAGTTTCAAGTCTTGTAAATTTAATTCCTAGTTTTGTTGATATACCGTTAAAGGTTGATTATTTTGAGTCTCAACTTGACGATATAGTTTATTTTAACCCTAGAGAAGCAATTGGAATATGTACGATAGTAGGTTTATCTTCAAGTGTAAATGTATCTGTTGGAGATACTGTAAATTCAGTTGATGTTCCTTGCCAATCAATTTATCTACCTAATCATCCATTTAAGAAGAATCAGCAAATAACTTTAAATATTCCTTCATCTGGTTCAAATATTGCAGTATCTACTGATGGAACGGTTCCTGGTGGATATAGTTTAACAAACAATACAAATTTATATGTCATCAATAAATCTTCTGATTATATTGGAGTTACAAGTGAATTACAATCATCTGTTGGTACTGGAAATACTACAGAAAATGGATTATTCTTCTTAGGTAATGGTGCTTATAATTTTGAGTATTCTTTCCAATCTAATTTTAGTCAGGTACAAGCAGATATTGAAACAATTAGTGCAAAAGTTGCTCTCACGACTTCACATACTTTACCAGAACAGACTATTATTGATTTGATAGTAGAACCTACTCAATCTGTTGGTATTGCTACTACAGGTTCTTATATTTCTTTACTTTATAACTCTTCTATAGAAAAATTAGTAATTAATCCTATTAGTTTTACATCAGGAATTAATACTGTTACGGATTCTATAACACTTACTTCGCATGGATTAAAGACTGGAGATAAAGTATATTATAGTGGAGATGCAAGTATTTCTGATATTTCTCAAGTTACTCGTGGATATTTTGTTTATAGAATAGATGATAATAATATTCAATTATGTAAAACATATAAAGATTCTACTGTTTATCCTCCAATAAATGTAGATTTTACAACAACAGGATCAAATAATACAATATCATTAATAAATCCTCCAATTTCTATTATAAAAAATAATAGTCTTGTATTTGATGTTAAAGATTCAAGTTTATCTGGATATAATTTAAAATTCTATCTTGATAGTGAATTTAAAAATGAATTTGTATCTACAGGAGCTACTAGTCTTACTTCTGTCACAAGTGAAGGAACTATAGGTAGTGGAACAACAGCTACTGTAACTTTAAATTATTCCGAATTTAATCCTCAAGTTTTATATTATAATCTTGAAAAATCAGGATTTATAAGCACATCTGATATCGGTGTTGTAAATGGATCTAAAGTATATTACGATACTCATGAGTATTCTGAGTATAATGGAAGATATTCTATTATTGGTGTAGGTGATACTAGT